ACTTTTAGATACAGCAGTTAGTACAACAAGTGCAGTTACTTACAAGTTACAGTGGAGCACAGGCGTAGTTCTATATTTAAATAGAGTAAATACTTTGCAATCAGGCAATGCAAATACAGTAAGTGGCGTATCAACAATAACTGTAATGGAGATTGCAGGATGACAACTAAGTTAAGAGCAGCAAGTTTTCAAGATAATGCAGTAACTACATCCAAGATAGCTGCAAATGCAGTTACTTCTGCTAAAATACCTGCAAATGCGATAGGTAATTCAGAGTTAGATCTAACTGCGGATTATGCTTTGACTGGAACTGTAAGTGGTGCTGGTGGTGGAAATATGGAATTGGTATCTAAAGTCACTAGTGTTACAACAGATTTAACTGCATTAGTTATATCTTTACCAGAAACAACAGACTTTGAATATCTTAAATTAATCATAAACTTAAAATCAGAAACAGGAACTAGTGGTAGGTGGAAAATGGTTGTTAGAAACACAGCGGACAATGCTTTTGATACTGGTAGCACAGACTACAGATATATGTATACATACAACTACAATAATGGTAGTGGTGCAGGAAATGCTCAAAAAGGTGACGTAAATGGTGCATCTTATATTGAATTTAACGAAGCAAACGCGGGAGATGGTTCTGATGATTTTGAAACTTTTCATTTAGTTTTAGATATGTATCACACAGTAGGCACATCTAAATTTCCAAGATTTAATTGGCAACATGGTATGGAAAAAAGACATAATGATGCATATACTTACAATTCTACTGGTTCTGCAATGTGTAGTACAGCTATAGGATTAGATCAAATAAAACTAAATAAAAATGACGGATCTGAATTTACTAATCAAGGATATACTTTATATAAGGTGATAAAATAATATGGCATATCTAGGTAGAGCACCAAACATTGGAGAGTTTAAGAAAGTAGATGTTACGTCTTGGGCGTTTAATGCATCTTCTATTTCCTTTCCACTAGGACACCAAGTTGGTGATGTTAATCAACTTATAGTGTCATTAAATGGTGTTATACAAGAACCAACTTCAGATTTTGTATTACAAGCAGGTGGTAACAATTTAGTATTTACTACAGCACCAGATTCAGGTGATTCATGTTTTGCAATATCAATTGGTGGTAATGCTGGTGATGCAGTAGGAACAGGAAGTATTACTGCAGATAAGCTAGCAGCAAATTTAAAAACATTTGACGAATTTACAAGAATATTTCTTGGAGAATCAGATAGTTGTACATTATCATTTACGCCATCAGCAAAAGGCGCTTTATTAGTTTCAATAGATGGCGTAATACAAGCACAGTCTAACTTTACTCTAAGCAGTAACACTATATCGTTTGATTCAGCACTTGATTCTAATTCAGTATTAAGAGTTGTAGATCTTGGAATTAAGAGTGCAGTATTTGTACCAGTCGATGGATCAGTAACATCGGGTAAACTTGCAGATGCATCTGTAAAAGTTTCAAATCTAGATTCATCAATAGTAATAAATAATGTACCAATACGAGTTAACACACAAAATATTATAAGTAGTATTACAGTGGATTCGGGAAAGAACGCATCGGTGATAGGACCAATAACAATAGACTCAGGTGTTAACATAACAGTTAACGGAAACTTTACGGTGATATAATGGCAGGAATACTAGGACTTACAGAATTACAACATCAAAACGGAACAAGTGCTATGACTGTTAGTAGTGGTGGTAATTTAACTATAAAAACAGGTACAACTACTGTACAAGGCGAAGGAAATGCCACAACTAATTTACAACAAGGATTAATTAAAGCGTGGAACAGGTTAGATGGAGATGCAAGTACATTGACTACTAATGATTCATTTGGTATTAGTGGGATTGTAGATGTTGGAGTAGCTCGTTACACTTCAACATTCACAAATACAATGGCCAACGCACATTATTCAATAAGTGTTACTGGTGATATAGGATCTAGTGGTAGATATATGGGTATTACTAAAGGTACTTCAGATACATCAAAAGTTAATACTGTTATTTATGCTAATAACGCTTCCTTTGCTGATAGTGACCCAACAATGTTACAAGTAGCAGGAGACCTAGCATAATGCCAATACAAAGAGCAAAGCCAAGATTAGTTGACTTAGATCAACTACCATTGACTTCAGTCACATCAGCAATGACAATAGCAAACTTACCTACAGGTAGTGTAGTGCAGACAATTACGGCCAAACACACTACACAAGTAACTAGCACTAGTGGCACTTTGATAGATACTGGATTAACTGGTACTATTACTCCAACTTCAGCTAGTAATAAAATATTAGTGACCGTTTTGCAAAATGGTGTTTACAAAGATGGTTCTGCTGCAGCAGGTTGTGAAATACAAATTTTTAGAGGTTCTACTTCTATATCTGCAATGGCAAAAAGAGCTGGAGGCGACAATGGAACTGGTACTGCTGCAACTATGAGTATTGGAACAGTTGGTGCAAGTATATTAGATACTCCAAACACAACCACTTCTACAACTTATAAAACTCAATTTAAATCAGCTAGTAATGCTTCATCTGTATATGTTCAAGTTTACGGTGTCGACAGTACAATCATACTTCAGGAGATTGCAGCTTAATAAAACAAAAACTGTAATGGAAATTAAAGTATGATAACAAGTATAAATAGTCATATTAAAGGAGAACTTAAATGAAATACGATATCGCCGGCGCCTTATCTGCTTTAAAGCCAGGCGCAGAATGGGTACTAAGAGGTAATGAATTCTCAGGATTAGAATGGTTAGACGCAAGTCAAACTGCTCCATCTGAGTCAGAAATTACTACAAAAATTACAGCTATGGATAATGCAGAAGCAGCAAGACTCTTAAGAGTTGAAAGAGATGCTAAGCTCGCAGGACTTGATTGGGAAGTAACTAAAGCGCATTCCAAAGGTGAAGCTGTAGCTAGTGAACTCGCAACTTATATGCAAGCATTAAGAGACTTACCTGCAGGCGCATCGCCTACTACAGATGCATTAGGCGACTTAGTTGCTTCATCTGTAACATGGCCAAGTAGATAATGACTAGAGCGAGAGAGACTGCTAAATCTGGTTTTCTTACGGAAAAGACATTTCCGACAGGATCAAATGTTGTCTTTCGCTTGAATGACAGTAACTTAGACACAAGCATAACAATTGCTGCAGATAAAAATGCAATGGTTGCAGGACCTCTTTCAATTGATAGTGGTCAAACATTAACATTACAAGGTAACTTGAGTATAGTATAATGGCAAGTATTTTAAAAGTAGATAAAATTAGAGGAACTGGACTCGATAGTGATACTATGAGCTTTGACACTAGTGGTAATATTACGATTCCAAAAAATGTCACTTTCAGTGGAACTGTTAGTGGTGACAATGTTGGTGCAATTGTTAAATTAGCTACGTTTAATATTACAAATGTAGCAGAGTTTATTGTTAATTCAACTTATATTAATTCTACTTATGATACATATAAATTTGTATATGATTTAATAGCTGCAGGCGAAACAGCTACTTTATATAATCAAGCAGTAGTAGGTGGTACAGTTGATACCGGTAGTAATTACGGATTTGAATGTTTTCCTTTAGATGGAGGTAGCACTAGAGTTAGTGATAGCACAAATGTTATGTGTGTTCATAATAAATACAATATTGGTAATGGAGCTGGAGAAGGTATATCTGGAGAGTTCACTTTATTTAATGTTAACTCAACTACAAGAGCTGCATGTATATCTGGTCATTCAACTAGCTTTACTACTGATCCAGTTCCTACTCATCAGGTATTTGGCGGTGCTTATAAATCTACACAAAGAGCAAAAGTTCTTAATGGATTAAAGTTCTTTTTTGATGATGGTACACATAATATAGCAAGCGGATTTGTTACAATTTATGGAGTAGTAAAATAATGAGTAGATTAGTAGTAACAAATATCGAAACACAGAACATTATGTTTGATTCTGACACCACGGCTTTTACTATAGCGTCAGATGGCAATGTATCTGGCAACGGACTGGCCATGAGCAAGATATCAGAAAGTGTAGGAACTAACGTTGCACAATTTGATATTACAGGATTTAGTGAAACTTATGACACCTATTATATAAGCTTTGACGCAGTGGCGGCAAATGACAATATTCAATTTTTTGCTAAAATGTTTGTAGGCGGTACCTTAATAACTGCCAACCATTTTGGTTTTGAAGTTGTTACTAAAGGTTCTTCACCTTCAGTTTCTGAAGGAGACGATATATTTATCAGATTTGAGAGATATGGTACTGGAAATGCAGCTGGCGAGGGAATAACTGGAGGGTTTCATATATACAATAGAAACTCATCTACTAGACCTACTTCTGCAGCTGGTAGTTGTAATGGACTTTCTGGCAGCGCGAACCATGACCATTTATCATTTGGAGGAATTCAAAAACCTGCTTATGTAGGAAACGTAATGAGCGGAATAAGATTGTATTTTGCGAGCGGAAACATTGCTGCTGGCACAGTAAAATTATATGGAATTAAATAGGAGATAAAAATGCCAAGATTTAAGATGGTAAATGGAGACAGAATCCAGTTTACTGCAGAAGAAGAAACAGCAAGAGACACAGAAGAACAAGCATGGACAGACTCTGCTCCTGCACGAAGAATGGAAACAATTAGAGATAAACGTAATGTACTCTTAATTGACACTGATTATATGGGAAATTCTGATGTTACAATGTCAGATGCCTGGGCAGCATATAGACAAGCTCTTAGAGATATAACAAGTCAAACGCCAAGTGATGACGCACTAAGTAATATTAATTGGCCAACAAAACCGTAGGTTCAAATGGTAAGCACATTAAAAGTAAATAAAATTCAGATACCTAACAGTGATAGTGATGTTATATCACTTGATGCAAGTACAGGCAATATTACGCTCAATAAAATTTTAGGTGGAACTTCTATAACTGTACAGGGTGAAGGTACCGCTACAACTAGTTTACAGCAAGGATTAATTAAGATGTGGGCAGGAATAGACTTGTCTGTTACCGTTTTAGATTCTTTTAATGTTAGTAGTGTTAGAGATGATGCTGCAGGAAGAACAACTTTCTTTATTAACAATGATATGGCAAATGCTGGATATTCTCTTACAGGCATGGAAAATCAAGGGGAAGCTAACACTTGTATGGCTCAATCCCTTGCTACTGGTTCATTTCAATTTAATATATATACTGGTTCTGCTTATGTAGACAGAGATTGTGGAGTTAAGGTAAGTGGAGATTTAGCATGAGTACAATATTTGCTGATAAGTTTAAAAATACCGCAGGTGGCAATAACGTTAAGGTCAATCAGTTAAGTGGAATTGACACAGCAGGATCTATAATTATACAAGGTGAAGGTACCGCTACAACTAGTTTACAGCAGGGGTTAAGTAATCATTGGATTTCTGTACATATGGGCACTGGCGCAGTTAATGATTCGTTCAATGCTGCATCAATTACAGATAATGGCGTAGGAGATTTCACTAATTCTCTAACAAATCCTATGGCCAATGCGCATTATGCAAATACGATAGGTTCATTATATGTTGCAGCTTGGGGCCAAATAGGTTTTTTTAGATCTGATTCAGCAAGAACTACAACAATATATAGAACTGGCTCTGTTAATTATCATAATAACGGAAATGCTAAAGACAGTCCTCAGTTTGATACAAGTATAGATGGAGATTTAGCATAATGGCATTAAGTAGAATAGGAAAAGGTATAGGATTTAAAATTACACTGAAAACTGTAACTGCAAACACGATTATCGAGGCTACAGAGAACGCCATGATAGCAGGACCAATTACGGTTGCGAGTGGAGTAACACTGACAGTAAACAGTGGAGGAAGGTTGGTAGTCGTATGAGTACTTTAGCAGTAGAAAACATAACACACTCTAATGGAACTTCAGCAATGACTGTTAGTAGTGGCGGTGTGGTATCTTTAAAGTCATCAAGTTATGTGTTTGTCTATGCCAAAGGTTCTTCTGGTTATGTTACAGGAAGTACTGGTGATTATTTACCTTTTAATGCAGTTTATCAGCACAAAGGTACTGGTAATGCTGATTATAACACAACAACTTATAAATATACAGCTCCAGTTAGTGGCATTTATCAAATACATATGAAAACAATTGTAGCATCTACAAGTATATCTACTGATTATAGATTAAATGTTGATGGTACAGACCAGTATACTTTTACTTGGAGTGCTAGCAGAAATGTCGATCAATCTACATCTTTTTACTTAGATGCAGGACAAGTTGTTGGTTTTAGAAATGGTAATAATGCAGGTTATTATAGAAATTCTAATGACATGCCAACTGGAGATGTGTATACAGCAGGTTCATATCATTTATTGCAGGAGATAGCATGACATCAATTTATAAAAGTACTGATTTATGTTTAACAATTATGAAAATTAAAGGCTAGTAAGATAATGCCAAGTCAAATAAAAGTAGATGAGATTAAAAACGTTGCAGGCCAGTATAAGATTAAGACTAACACTTTAGAAGGTCAGACGGCTGCAAATAATATGACTATAAATTCTGGTAATATCACTGTTAAAGGTGAAGGTACCGGTACAACTAATTTACAACAAGGGTTAAATAAATCTTGGATTAACTTTAATGGCACAGGAACTATAGCAAGTCGTGACTCATTTAACGTATCTAGTCTTGCTGATAATAACACTGGTATGTATACAGTAACCTTTGCTAGTAATATGGCTAATTCTGATTACGCTACAGGTGGTGGAAGTGGTGAAAACAGTCAAGATGGAGGTAATAGAATGTTAGGATTGAGATTAAGGTCAACTACAGTACGAGAACTAAGGTCTTTTTCTGTTAACAGTAGTGCTACAGATAATGCAGAAGTTACCTGTGTAATAGCAGGAGATCTTGCATGACCGGCCAAATTAATGTAAATAAGATTGCAGCAAGAGGCGGAAATACTATTACGATTAATAGTGGTGATGCGCTCGATGTAACTTTAGTTAAAGGCGAAGGAAATGCCACAACAAATCTAAAGCAAGGGTTGGTAAAACAATGGTGTCATTTAGATTTAAATACAGAAAATAGTGTAGACGATAGTTTTAATACTTCATCTATTGCAGATGCTGCTACAGGAAAAGTAACTGTTACAAGAACAACTAATTTTGCTTCAATTAATTATTGTATGGCAAGTTCAGCATGGTCAGGTGGTAATAATTATGAAAGAAGTGGATCAAATCATGCAGCTAAAACAACAGCACTTCAGTTGGTTGCTGTAGCAATTAATTCAAATGGAACACTAGCAGACTGTCAAGATGTAGAATTAATGTATACAGGAGATTTAGCATGAGTACAATCGTAGGAACAAATATTGAAGTTACAAATCTTAAGTATGACTCTGATACAACCTCTATGATTATATCAAATGCTGGCCAGGTTACTATACAAGGCGAAGGAAATGCCACAACTAATTTACAACAAGGGTTAGCGAAGACTTGGGGTACTGTTGTGGCTCAAGCAACGGTTGATTCATTTAATAATTCTTCTGATACAGACGTAAGTGCAGGACAATTTGTACATAATTTTACAAATAACTTTACGGCAGCTAACTATGTAAGTGCTGCTAGTTGTGGTGCTGCAGGTGGTATTAGAACTTTTGCTAATACTAACTGGTACGAATCTAGTCACTATACTACTGCTTTAAGTAGAACTGGAACTTATGATGAAGCTGGTAGTGCATACAGAGATACATCCTTTAGTGTTGCTAGATTTGGAGATTTAGCATGAGTACATTAGTTATAGATACTATACAAGGTAGAGCATCTGCAAACTCGATTAATGTTCGTGGTGAAGGTTCGAATAATACAAACTTACAGCAGGGGTTGGCGAAGGTTTGGGCTAATACTTCTGGTGTTGGCACACCTGCTTTAGCTGATAGCTTTAATGTGGCAAGTGTCGCAGATAGAGGTACAGGAGTAGAAACATTTACCTTTACGACTGCTATGAGCAATATAAACTTTTCTACGCAAGCATTATCTGACCATAATACAGAGGGAGTAACTGTACAAATTGTACCTGATTTCGCTAACACAACAACGACATCAACATTGTCATCTGTCAATACTGGAGGTACTGCAAGAGATACAGATAAGAGCATCCTAATACACGGAGATTTAGCATGATTAATAATGGAGAAAAAATATGATAATTGAAACACCTGAATTTAAAGGTACACATTTATGGGACCGATTAAACTGGGCAAAACAAAAACTTGAGCCTATACAAACCGATTACAGAGTTGTTTGGGAAGATCCGAACGAACCTGATGAACCAGCAAAGATTACGATACCAGATCCTAACTGGTTAGCATGCGCAATGCAAGGTGGAATACTACCACCAGTAGAGTCTTATTGGGAACTAAAAAAAGATGAAGCACAACCAGATTTTAAGAAACATACAAGAGGTTATCTTTTGCATAATACGCAACCAGTTGGTAAGATGACCGAAGAAGAAGCAATTGAATATTTAATAATGAAAGATATTCCAGAACACGTCTGGAAAGATTATGATAAATCAAATCGTAAAAGATTAGTAATTTGTAAAAAGAAAAACCTTCCAAGCCATAGAGCATGGCGTAATTCATGGAAGATTAATCAAGAACAAAAAGTAGCATAAGGAGAGAGAAATGACTACAATGATTCAAGACAAAGACGGTGTAATTGCAATTGCACCAGCATCAGTACCAGACAGGCATTTTCGAAATGCATGGATATTTGATAGCGCACA